AAGGCAAAAGCGAAATGAGAGCATTATCAGTTGGCGCAAACCTCACAGCAAACACGCTGACAACCCTTTACACAGTACCCAAGGGGTATTACGCAAGGGTAGTATTGCTACGGGCGGTCAATACAGGTTCGCAAAAACATATTTCTTTCAGTTGGACAGATACCTCTGCGTCTGTCACATATTCTCTTGTATTTGAAACCGATTTAACTACTAAAACCACACAAGATTGGGGTGGTACATCATATTTTGTGATGGAAGAAGGTGACGTACTTAAAGCACAATCTGAGGCGGCATCTACCTTTTCGGTAGTAGTTACCATTGAAGAAGAAGGGTTGACTAGAGCATGACATTACTAGAACTTGTCAACGATGTGTTGATCCGCTTGCGTGAACCAGTTGTAACCACTTACAACGAAACCACTTATTCCACTTTGATTGCAAAGTTTGTAAATGATGCAAAGCGTCAAGTTGAAGATTCGTATGGTTGGAATGCGTTGGGACAGACCATTACTGTGACTACTGTGGCTTCAACTCCAACATATTCACTCACAGGTTCTGGTCAGAAATTCCAAGTGCTTGATGCCATTAACACAACCAGTAATGTTGGGTTGACCAACATCACATTTGTGGACATGAACCGCAAACAGAACTTCTTGCCTTTGGTCAACTCAATTCCAACAGAATTTACTTTTGATGGAATAGATGGCTCTTACAACACCAAAGTAAGTTTGTTCCCAATTCCTGATGGCGTGTACACACTGAAATTCAGTCTGACAATACCCCAGGCAACTTTGGCATCTGACAGCACTGTGGTTCTTGTGCCTGATGTAGTTGTTGCTCAAGGTGCGTATGCCAGGGCATTGGTTGAGCGTGGTGAAGATGGTGGGTTGTCTTCATCAGAGGCATACACATTATTCCGATCCATGCTCTCCGATTACATTGCTTTAGAGGCAAATCGGTATCCAGAAAATCAGCAATTTGTATCAACATGAGCCAGCAAATCCAGACATTTTCTGTATCGGCTCCAGGCTTCTTTGGGCTGAACACACAGGACTCTCCGCTTGATTTAGCGGCTGGATACGCTGCGATTGCCACAAACTGCGTGATTGACCAGTACGGGCGCATTGGCTCTCGCAAAGGCTTTTCAAGGGTTAACACATCCTCTGGCAACCTTGGTGCAAACAATGTAACAGTCATCCATGAGTTAGTGCAAACTGATGGAACTTTGACTGTTCTGTTTGCTGGAAATAACAAGCTGTTTAAACTGAGTTCAACAAATACAGTAACAGAGTTGACCTATGGGGGGGGAGGTACTGGCCCCACCATTACTGCAAGCAATTGGCATTGTGCTTCTTTGAATGGAATCACATATTTCTTTCAGTCAGGGTATGACCCACTGATCTATGACCCTGCTGTAAGTACCACCACATACAGGCGTGTCAGTGAGAAAACTGGTTATGTTGCGACTGCTCCTCAGACTAACATTGTTATCTCTGCCTATGGTCGTTTATGGACTGCCAGTAGCACTGCTGACAATGTAACTGTCTATTTCTCTGACTTGCTTGCAGGGCACATCTGGTCAACAGGAACTGCTGGTTCTTTGGACATTTCACGGGTATGGCCCAATGGGTCTGATGAGATCACAGGGTTGGCAGCACACAATGGATTCTTGTTTATCTTTGGCAAGCGTCAAGTTCTGATTTATGCAAATGCAACAACTCCATCAAGTTTGACACTGAGTGACACCATCAGCAACATTGGTTGCATTGCAAGGGACTCCATTGCCAACACAGGCAGTGATGTGGTTTTCTTGTCAAACAGTGGTGTGCGTTCATTGCTCAGAACCATTCAAGAGAAGTCTGCACCTTTGCGGGACTTGTCTAAGAATGTGCGTGATGACTTGATGACGATTGTGAATGCTGAGACATTGGCAAACATCAAGGCAGTCTATTCAGAGTCAAATGCTTTCTACCTGATTAACTTCCCAACTGCCACCCAGACCTATTGCTTTGACACTAAGGCGGCTTTGCAAGATGGTTCTTCACGGGTAACTGTGTGGGATTCCATCACTCCAACTGCTTTCCTTGCTAAACGCAATGGAGACTTGCTGATTGGCAAGAATGGTTATGTGGGCAAGTATGGGACTTACCTTGACCATACAAGCACATACCGATTGCAGTATTTCACGACTTATGCTGACTTGGGACAGCCCAATGTCACATCTATCCTGAAGCGCATTGCTGTGGTGGTGATTGGTGGATCAAACCAAGGCTTCATCATCAAGTGGGGATATGACTTCACTGGTCAGTATTACTCCACCACATTGCAAATTCCTCAGTCTACTGTTGCTGAATATGGTACTGCTGAGTATGGGGCAAATGGTGTTCCTGTTGCTTACTACTCAGATGGCATTTCTTTGCAGACTTTGGTTGGTCAAACATCAGGTTCTGGCAAGACTGTGCAGACGGGTTATGAAGTGCAGATCAATGGGTATCCCGTAAGCATTCAAAAGATTGAGATACAAGCCAAGAACGGCAAACTGGTTTAAGGAAGAAACATGGCAAATTACACCAAAACCACCAACTTTGCGGCTAAAGATGCTTTGTCGCCAGGGAATGCAAGCAAGGTTGTCAAGGGAACTGAGATTGATACTGAGTTCACCAACATTTCCACTGCCATTGCAACCAAGGCAGATGGAACTTTCACAAACTTCAGCTTTGTTGAGAGTGGGTCTAATCTGCTTATTCGTCATTCAGGAACAGATGTGATGAAGATTGACAGTTCTGGGAATCTGACTGTGTTGGGCAACATTGTGGCTAATGGCACTGTGTAATGGCTCAATCCATACAAACATCAAAGTTTGGAACGCTAGATACTAGCGGGAGAATCCCTGTCTACATGGCTGGAGCAGCCGATGATCCACCCCCGCTAAACATGGGGCTTAGTTTTGATGTTGGTGGAAAGTCATATACTTTTGTTCCTGAAGATAGGATTACCAAAGGTGCGGTATCGGGTGACAGAGGTGCATTATTTCTAGGTTTTCTTGACCCAACTTTGCTTTCATCTTTGAAAAATAATTCTGAGTATGTAGACATTGCTGGAACTGAATTTGGCTCATTTGATATTGGTAAATTTATTTCCGATCAAATGGGTGGCTCAACCAAGGGTTTTCTTGCACCAAAAGACACAATTGATCCAATACTTGCACAAGGATTAACGCAATATAACCCTTCATTTGCGGGTCAAGTTACTGGTGTTGGAGAGGTGGGTGGCAAACCAACCTATCTTTTGCAAAGCGGATATGTGTTGCCAAATGGTCAACAAGTAAAGACTGAGCGAAAAATTGTTGGCTACAGATACAGCAGTGGCGGTGGACTGCTTGCTGGTCTTGGAAATGAGATATTAAAAGCTGGCCCAATTCTTCCGCTGGCATTGGATGTTGTCGGCGCAGCTTATGGACTACCTGGAATTGGAACTGCTGTTGCTGGTGGCGTTACTGCTGGTGCAATTGCCAGTGGTGACGAAAAGACTGCCGCAAACTATGCTGGTCAAGCCATTGCTGGTCAACTAGGAGTTGGTTCTGCTGTTTCTGGTGCAACTGGGTCAACTGTTGCTGGACAGGTTGCTCAAGGAACTGCTGGTGGATTGCTTGCTGGAAAGAATCCAGAACAGGCTGTTACTGGTGCTGTCAAAGGCGTTGCACTTGATTCACTTAGACCAGACTCAGGCGCAACTGTTCCTACTCAACAACAAGCAACTGTTAGTCAACAAGAATTGCAAGGAACGCTGTCTCCATTTGAGGTGGGAGTTCCGGCAGATACAACCAAATCTGGGTTTGATATACCCACACCAACACCACAAACACCGATTACTGGAAATACTGGAGGAAATATGGCAACCTATGATGAAGAGATGAATGCTCCTGCGACTGAGTTACAGGACACAACTCCTTTCAATTATTCTCCTGAAGAACAGCAATTGATTTATCAGTTGGCGAAAGAAGCTGGCGGTACTCAAGAAATAAGTGATGCGTATGCCGCACTCAGTCAATCGGCACAACAAACAGCAAAGCAATCTGGGTTAACAATTGGAAATGTATTGAAGTTTTTTCAATCAAATCCAAATGTTACAAAAGGAGTAATTGGTGCTGGAGTTAGTGCTGCTGGTGGTTTATTGACCAACCAAGCTAATGTAGAGGCCGCAAGAATCTCCGCCCAAGCAATGCGAGATGCGGCGGCAACAGCGGCAGAAGCACAAAAGTTTCGTCCTGTTGGTGTTACCACTCGCTTTGGTCAATCACAGTTTGGATTCGATCCTACAACTGGTCAATTGACAAGTGCTGGTTATCAGTTAACACCAGAACTCAAGGCGATGCAAGACCGCATCATGGCTTTGTCTGGTCAAGGCTTGACTGAGGCAGAGCAAGCGGCTGGTCGGTATGCTCCTTTGACTGCTGGCGCACAGGGCTTGTTTGGCCTTGGGCAACAGTATCTGGCAAAGTCTCCAGAACAAGTTGCCGCTGATTACATGGCAAGACAACAAAACTTGTTGGCCCCTAGCCGTGAGCGTCAGTTTGCTCAGTTGCAAAACCAGTTGTTCAATACTGGTCGTGGTGGTTTGTCTGTGGGTGCTACTGGTGCTCGTCCAAGTGGTGCGGCTGGTTTGGGTGCGGCATCTCCTGAGATGGAAGCCTATTACAACGCTTTGGCCCAACAAGATGCGGCATTGGCAGCACAGGCAACTCAAGCTGGTCAACAACAGGTTCAGTTTGGTGCTGGCTTGCTAGGCTCTGGTGCTAACTTGCTTGGAAGCTATACACAAGGTTTGACGGGTGCTTATGCTCCATTCAGCACTGGTGTTGGCGTAGGTTCATCGCTAGAGTCTTTGGGTCAAGCACCTTTGGACATTGGCGCACAGTTGGGTGGCAGGTCTGCCCAGGCTGGGGCTAATGTTGGGCAAACATTGTTCCAAGGTGGTTTGTTGGGTGCTAGAACAACTCAGTCTGCATCTGGTGTTAGCCCTTTTGGAACCGCATTGACAGGTTTGGCAAATAGCCCTGAAGCACAACAAGCATTGGCACAGTGGTTGAGCAATCCTGAAAAAAGAACTCAAGCATAATTTCTAAGGAATAATCATGGCAGAACCAAATATTGTCGGAAGTTTGTTCGGGGTAACTCCTGAGTTGTATCAAGAGCAACGTGACTTGATGCGTCAAAAGCAAGCAATGGAGTTTGCTCAACAAGACCCACGCACACAGGCAACCTATGCTTTTGGTCGTGCTGGTCAACAGTTGGGTCAAGCCTTTGGTGGTTTGATGGGTGTAGAAGACCCTCAGATGCGTCTGATTAGCCAACGCAATGCCTTGGCAAAGCAGATTGACATGAATGATCCTGAGTCCATCATGCGTGGCGCACAGATGGCGGCACAGTCTGGAGACACAGTAGCGGCAAGCACATTGGCTAACTATGCTCGTAAAGCCGCTAGTGATTTGGCCTTGATTCAACAGCGTACTGCTGAGAAGATGACTACTGAACAGCGCAATGCTTTGGCTTTTGCATCGTCTGTTGGTCGCCCTGGCTCTCCTGAGTTCAATAGAGCATATCAAGATAAATTGACTGAATTGACAACAAAACCAGAAGCAACATCTACAGAGATGAGGAATGCTGCTGCTCTTGCTGGCGCTGAGTTTCCCGTGGGATCACCCCAATATGTTGAAAAATATAGATCAGAGTTACAGCGATTGACAGCAAAAGAACCAAAGGCTGGCAATGTAAAAGAAGTTGGTGTTGCAATGGGAAGCAGAGAACCTGTTTACCTTGATGTAAATCAAGACCAGCAATTCATCTATCAAAAAGGCGCAGATGGCAAGCAGATGCGTGTTCCTTATGTTGGTGGCGTTGATAGAACAACGGCAACTACAAAAGTTCAAGTAGATGCTGGAGAAAATGAATTTGTTAAAGAACTTGGAAAACTTGATGCAAAAGCTGTTGCAAGTTCAATGGAAACAAAAAACTCAGCTCTTGCCGCTTTAGGCTCATTAAAGAGATTGAATCAACTTGACCAAAATGCGTTGATTAGCGGTTCTTTTGCAAGTGGCAGAGTAGGAGCAACAAACTTGCTTAATACACTTGGCCTTACGAGTGCTAAGGATCAAGATGTACTTGCAAAATCTGAAAATTATCAAAAGACTGCTGGCGATGTAATTCTTGCTACTCTTGGTGGAAGACTTGGATCAGGATTCTCAAATGCAGATCGTGAATTTATCCAAAGTCTTGTTCCTCAACTGGAAAATAGTCCACAAGCCCGTAAACAACTTATTGAGTTTATGGTTAAAAAGAATCAAGCAATTGTTGATGAAACAACTAGATTGGAAACCTATGCAAGAGAAAATAAAGGGCTTAAAGGATATGTCCCAACAATTCCAACTGTTAATTTAGGCGCAAATGCTCCAAAGCCTTTGTCAGAATTAAGCAATGAAGAATTGATGAATCAATTTAACAAATTGAAAGCCAAAAAACCATGAGCAGCCTACAAGATGTTGAAGCAGAAATGCAACGCAGAGGATTGACAACCTCTAGTCAATCTGTTTTTGATCCAGAAGAAGGTGGAGTTTCTGAGTTTAAAAAGTTTGGCGAATCTTTGCTTAAAGGTTCAGCTAAAGGAATCGTCAGTCTTGTTGGTGGATGGGGAAACTTGTATGACTACCTAAAAGGAAGCAAAGACCCAAATGCTTTTTCTAGCGCAGGGATTGCAAATGCTGTAAAAAATCTTACTGGCGTTAACATTCAATCAATTCAAGGTTATCGTGGAGCCTATGAATTTGGAGAGGCTGGCGCTCCTGCTGCGGCATTAACTGCTGTTGGTATTCCAGGATTGTTTGGCAGGGGAGCCAAGGGAACTCTTGGAGAATTTGGCGTTTCTGGAACAACTGGAGTTCTTGCACAACAAGTTGCACCAGATAGTCCAGTTGCTCAATTGGCATTGCAAATGTCTCCTTATGCCGTAAAAGGTGGGCTGACTGTTGCTGGTCAACAAATGACAAAACCAACAGGTCTTTTTCCACAAACAGCAGAAACAAGTGAGTTAGCAAGAGTAGGAAGACTTACCCCTGGTGAACTTGGATTAGGCAGAGGGCAATTAGCAACAGAAGCAAGAATTTCCGCTGAACCATCAACAGGAGCATTGCCATCTGAGTTTAAGAAAGCACAGGCTTATGATGTTGAGTCTTTTTTAACAAACTTGTTTAACAAGGCAAGCGACAAAACACTGAGTCCACTAGATGCTGTTCAAGCAGTTGTTTCTTCTTTTAACAACTACGGCAAATCGCTTTCTTCAAGATTGAGAAGCGATGCTGCAAAAGACTTTAGTGCCGCAAAAGGTGCTGGTGGATTGATTGATACAACGCCAGTTGTTTCAGTTATTCAATCTAAGTTGGGAGAAATACCAGTAGAAGTAAAAGCACTTGACCCAGTTAGAAATGCTTTGCAAAAAATTATTGATGAGTATGCAATTCCAGCAACTCCATCAGTTACAACCCCATCGACAATTCTTGGGCCAACTGGCGCTCCAGCATCTGTAACAGTTACTCCTGCTGTTCCTGCATCAAACTTAAAAATAAGCATTGATAGATTACAGAAAAACTTGTCTGCATGGGGTGAAGCGGCATATTCTGGAAAAGCAGATTTTGGCAAAGGAAATATCTTTGAGGGTGTTGCCCCTGGTCAAGCAAAAGGAATTGCAATATCGGTGTTAAACGGGTTTAAAAACTCCCTTGATGAAGCAATTAATGCTGGAGTTCCTGGCGCAGATAAACTTGTCGATGCCCGTGATAAGTTTAGACAAAACATCCAAAAAATTGAGCAGTTCTCTGATAGACCATTGACAAAAGCATTTGATGTTCAAAATGTTACTGACTTGGTTCCAGAGGTTGAACTTGCCAAGCTAAAAAAGATGCCTCCATCTCAGCAACAGTTTCTTGTTGAAGTGATGCAAAACAGCCCAAATTCTCAAGTGAATGAAGTTTTAAACACAATTCGCAGGATGAATTTTGATGATGTTTTGTCTGCTGCACAAGCCAAAGGCGGGGCGATAAACGATCCAACATTTAATATAAATATTGCACTCAAAGAGCTTGACAAAAAAAGCAGTGATTTTGCCAATCTATTTCCAAATGCAAAAGATGCTACTGATGCAAGACTTGCAATGAATTGGATGCGTAGAACACTTCAATCTGAATCTGCGGCTGGAGTACCTGGGATTGCTGCTGGCGATGCTTATGGCATTACTGGTGCTTTGGGTGGAAGTGCAAGAACAAGGCTCCAAGCAAGAGAAATCATCCCGTTAATTCGGGACATTATTGCAAGCCCAAAGGCATTTGCTGATGTTATTTATAACCCAGAATACCGGAAAGCAATGCTTGATTTGTCAAAGCCAAAAACAACTTTGGATAAGGCTATTGGGGCAACTCAAACTCTTGCAAAAGCCTTGGCTATTGGTGGCGTTCGTGCTGGCCCAATGCTTGAAACTGTTGGCCCAGAAATGCCTTCTGCGGAACAAGAAACAGCACCTATTCCATCTCTCATGGAATACGAGGCTGAAATGAAAGCCCGTGGGTTAATGTAAGGAGCGAGACATTGATCCTCTCACTCTTCTGGCGATGGCAAATGGCTGTGTCGCAGCTATTCGCAAAGGCTGTGAACTCTATAAAGAGGTCAAGGGAACTGTTGCCGCAGCCCAAAAGACTGTTAAAGAGGTCACGGCTATTGCTGAAGAAGTGGGTGGCTTCTTTGGGTTCTTCAAGAAGAAAAAACCCAAGCCCACAGCAACTCCAGTTGCAGCCAAAGCAAAAAAGGCAGAGGCCGAAATTTGGGATGAAGGTAGAGTTGTGGCTGAGTTGGCGGCGAATCTGTCGCAATTCTTTAAGGTTCAGCAACAGCTTGCAGACCACATTCGAGAAGAAGAAGAGAAGTCTAAAAGCGTCTATGACCCAAATCAGAACATCATGGAGTCTGCGCTAAACAGGGAACTTGCCAAGACGCAGTTTGAGAAGTTAGCCAAAGAGATTCGTGAGATTATGGTGTATCAGTCACCCCCAGAGTTGGGGAACTTGTATACACGGGTAAATCAAATGAGGGTCATCATCATTGCTGAACAAGAAGAAGCAAGATTGGCCCAAGAAAAGAAACAGCGAGAGGTTGAATGGCAACGCAGAAAGGTAATCAGCGCAATCCAAGACAAGGCAATTTACGGGGTAGCCTGTTTAGTGTTCGTCCTTTACCTAGTCCTGTTCTTCAGCCTTCTGATAATGGATCGAAAAGTAAGATGGGGTTTCTAGTCGCATTAGTTGCTATGGTGCTGGTCTTTGTCCTACTGCTTCCGCTGTTGGGAAGCATTTACTATGACACACTGGCTGCACAAAAGGAAAGCAAAATGCAGATTGAGCGCATGGAGAGACTGCGCCAGCAATTGGAGTACGAGCGTCAACAACTAGATAGGCAACGCAATGAATCAAAATAGGTTTCTATGGGGCGTGATCGTCATTTCATTGGCTTGCGTTATCTTGTTGTCTGGATGTGAAGACAGGTACAGATATGTTTGCCAGAATCCTGATAAATTTGACCTTCCTGAGTGCCAAAAGCCCAGATGCTTGTTCACCCAAACCTGTCCTGAATACCTTGTAGCACCTATCTTGACCACCAAAATTGACCCACCAAAGGTTGAAGAAAAGAAGGCCGATGATGACAAAAAGTAAATACTCTCCTGAAGACCTAGAAGTTCGTATTTGGGGCTTTGTGGTGGTGATGATTACCATCATTTTGTTTGGCATCGTGTTCTCACTGCTCTACTCAGTTACTTTTGTAACTCAGCCTATCAAGAGCATGGCTCCCATCGATCAAGCCTATACCAAGATGCTGAACGATATTGTTCTTCTCATTGTTGGCGGTATCGGTGGGATTGTTGGTAAACGGGCTGTAGGGACTGTGAATAGCCCAACGCCTACACCTGCAACTTCAGCGCCTCCTACGCCTGTTCCTGCCCCTCCTAGCCCTCCTGCAACCTCTACATGGACTGCTCCATCTGGCGCTTTACCTGCTTGGGTTAATCCACCTTTAGATGAAACCTGGACACCCCCACCTCCCCCCACCACCCCACCCCAACATTTAGAAGCTGACTCAGTGCGGGAAGAAATCGCCCTTGCTCGGCATGAGGTGAAGAATGATTAACCCGTACTTCATCATTGGGGCCATGATTGCTGTAGCTGGCGCATACGGCTATGGGCATCATGTTGGATGGGGTGACAGGGATGCTGAGATGCAAGTCGAGATTGCCAAAAAGAATGATGAAGCAAGAGAGAAAGAGCGTGAACTTGCCCAACAACTGAATGACCAATCAACCAAACTTTCGGAGGCCAACAATGTCATCAATCAAAAACAGTCTTCTCTTGATTCTGCTATTCGTGCTGGTCGGTTGCGGCTCCCGTCCACAAGTTGTGTACAAGCCACCACAAATGCCCCCACTCCCACCGGAGATAGCACAAAAGAAAGAAGTGAACCTATCAGACAGGTTTATGAAACTTCTGACTCCGACAGAGCAACCCTTGCAGCCATTGCCGAAATCATCGCCCAAGGCGACAGAAACACAGCGCAACTGAATGCGTGTATCGACAGTTATAACAAGGTAATGGGGGTGATGAATGGTCAACGCTGAACAACTGAAAAAACTCCACATTGGGGCTGAGTGGGTTGATGCCCTCAATGAAACCTTCAACACTTTTGGCATTGCTACACAGCGTCAGCAAGCCGCCTTTATCGGGCAGTGTGGGCATGAATGTGGGAACTTTAAGACCCTGGAAGAGAACCTTAACTATCGTGCTGAAACCCTGATGAAGCTGTGGAAGGCAAGGTTTCCCACCCTTGAGATTGCCAATCAGTATTCCAAAAATCCTAAAAAGATCGCCAACAAGGTGTACAGCAGTCGTATGGGCAACAGAGATGAGGCATCTGGTGACGGGTATCGATTCAGAGGCCGTGGCTGTATCCAGTTGACGGGCCATGCAAACTACTTCCATGCTGGGCAAGCCTTGGGAGTTGACTTTGTGATGGAGCCTGACCTTGTTGCTACGCCTAAGTATGCGGCACTGACTGCTGGTTGGTTCTGGTCAACTCATAACTGCAACAATCTTGCTGAAGCTGCTGATTGGGTTGGCTTGACCAAGAAGATCAATGGTGGGACTATTGGCCTAGATGACCGAATTAAGCACACTAATGAGGCTTTTGCGGTGCTTGGTTCTTGAGTTTTCCACGATTGAATATCTTGTGTTTCTTGAAGAAGTACAAGATAGCTTGGTAGGCAACACCAAACCTTTTGGCAATCTCTTTCTTGCTAACACCATCTTTCCATAGCTTCAATGCTCTGGATTCACTGATTTGAGTGGGTTTCCTGCCACTCCCAGGTCTTGCACCACCCTTAGTCTTCATTCAAGGCCATCCAAACCATGATGCAAACGCCTCCAATGGCTAATGCAATGCCTAGAAATCCTATGGCAAAGATAGTGATGATTGTTTCAATCACAAACGCCCCTCATTTCCCAACCTGCAATAAAGTAGTTCCATTTGGTTTGCATAGCAGGATTGATGTACTTGTCTCCATCCATCGATAGATCAGAATATGTGTAGCCCTTAGAGGACATTAGGGCGTGGAATACTTCTCGTGATTTCATTTTTTCTCCTTTGGTGGAGTGGTGGATAACCAATGCGTACCCGCCGATACTTTGTAATCCTCACACTGCATAACAAGCGTGATGGTATTTTCTGAAAAATCAGCACTATCAATGAGACAAGGCCACGCCACAGGCTCTTGCTCAATCTCTTGCCCAATCCGCTGTGTCTCACGCATGGCGTGTTCTGACAATGCTTTTTCTTCCACTCGTTTGGCAAAGGCTAAAAGTGATTCAATATAAATTCCATCAAGGTAAGGGCGCATACCAACCAACCCACATTCTTGTGCCATCTCAATGATTTCTTGTGTCATTTCAGCACCTCTTGTTCTAACACTACCATAGCTTCTTCAATTTTTTCATACAGGTAATCGGGCATTCGGTGCTTATCTGCAAATGACCATGATTCAACTGCTGACAACAGCTTGATGATTTGTAGGGCTTGTTCTTTTGTCATGCTTCTTCCTTGTATTCAAATTCCAACAGCCAATACATCAGCTTGATGGTGAGCCAGCGGGGTTTCTTGTAGCAGGGCCACCTAACCCCAATCCCGTTTACACCGCCTGGAAGTAACCACCAACCTACCGCCTTGGGCTGATTGAAGAATGCGTACCTAGGCGCATCCGCTTGGTGATCGATCATCGCTTCATTCCTCTTACATAAGCCGCAAACGATTGCACTGTGTCTCTGCCAAATGCACCAGCAAACTTGTCTAGTTCCTTGGCAACTTCTTCAATCACTTCATTCCTGGCATTATTCTCAGCGTATCTAATGATCTGGTGCTTGCGTGACCCTTGCAGACCCCAATCACCCTGACGCTTTGCCAAGTCTTCAAAAGCCTCGTCTTCAGGTTCTTTCATCTGCAATTTCCTTATCGTTACGCTGGATTTCATGCTTCAAATATGCCAAATCAGCATAAGACAACTCATCAGTTATGTCCTTGATTTCCAGGTTAAAGCGCATCCACTTGACTGTTTTCTCACAGTATGCGATTAAGCCAACAGAATCATCTGCTTCATGCCATTGGTAATCAACCTCAATGCGATCAATCTCTGGATTGAAGTCATCGTCTACCCAATCAAAAGGCACAAATTCAATTGTTTGCATCATTCACTCCTATCTGTTCAATGTCTTGTGCGGCAAGGAGGGCATCCAAGGCCACAGATTTAAGGATTACAAGGGCACTCTCTGGCGAGGATAGATTGAGAGCCTTGTGAGCCTCTACATCCTGCCAGAAAGCATTTAAACGATTGGTTTGTTGTTGGTTCATGCGTCAATTCTGCCTTGTCTGACAGGAATTGGAATAGGGATTTACCCTAACTTACGCATAACCCTTTGGAGTCGCCCAGAAACGCCTTTACGGGTTCCAATGACCTCAATGAAGCCTTTGTCAATCAGCGCCTTGTATCGGGCTGTGACAGAGGAATAGGGCAGGAATGGCAGCTTGGCAAGCACATCATCTGAGATGCAACCATCTGGGCCATAGGCTGCAATGGTTTCGTACACCAACGATTCCATCTTTGTGGTGTCGATTGCCTGTGCTGCTTGGTGGGAAGTGGCAGGGTCTTCTTTGCGAGACAGTTTAAACGGCGCAGTTCCAAAGAACTTTTCGACTGCACCACCAAACCAAGATTGATCTAATTTTGTCATGTCAACTCCTATCAAATGGGGCCGTAGCCCCGTGAGGTTTATCAAAAGGGAATTAGGTCGTTATCAATGTCTTTGGAAGACACTTTGCGTGGATTAGACGCTGGAGGCTGTGCATCCTTGGGATTGACTGCCAAACCCATGAACTTGCCATTCTTTCCTTCTTTGATCCATGCTGAGAGCCAGTATTCAACGCCATCAACAGTGATGTTACCTTTGTAATCAGG